TTATCTTAGAGAGAACGATGACGGCAAAGTCAACCCAGGCCGTCGCTGTGAGAAGTGCCAACCAGAGCATTCTTTATTCTTCCTCGCCACCTTTCTTTACGTGGCCGAACACTCCCTTGCGGGTGTGGTATCCGGCCTTTTGGAGGCGCTTCTCCTTGCGCGCACGCTGCGACTTGACGCGCGAGACAATGCGACCCGCCTTGTTGTACTTGAGGTCAGACTTCTTGAGGCCGCCGGCCGTCTTGATTGCGGTGCCATGCATGACCTGAGCGCGAGAGCCGATTGTGCGAGCACCACCGTCCATTTACAATCTACTCGGGAAAAAGAGTAATGCTCGTGCGGTGGACTCCTTCCGGATTCGTCAAGATTGAGCAGCCGCAGTCTCGGGTTGCTGTCGTCTGTTTTGCCAATGGACGCTACGTCGAGTCATCTAAGCGTATGGTAGAGTCCTTTCAGAAATGGAGTCCGCGCGTCGATGTGATGGTCTACGACTCCTTTGAACAAATTGGAAGTCCGACACAGAAGGAGAATCCCTATGCCTTCAAGGTGTACGCCATCGACTCGGCCATACAGCAGGGATACACAACGGTTTTGTGGTGTGACAGTGTCCTCACCCTGACGCGGCCGATTGAAGACCTCGTAAAGGAAGTCCGACAGCACGGTGTCTATCTGGCCCAGGACGGATGGAAGACGGGACAGTTTGCCAACGACCGGGCCCTCGCCTACTATGGTGTCACTCGGGACGAGGCCATGGAGATCCCGTCCATCTGGGCATGCTTTATGGGATTTGATTTTACGCAGCCAGTGGCCCGAGAGTTCTTTTCTCGGTGGAAATTAGCCTGCAAGGACGGCGTCTTTCACGGACTATGGAGGAATATCGAAGGGACCGAGAGTGCCGACCCACGCTGCAAGGGGCACCGGCACGACCAGTCGTGTGCAGAGCTCCTGTCGTACAAGATGGGCATTCCCCGGGCCCCCGCTGTCCTCCATCCAGACCCCGATTACCCGCATCGGTACTTCAGAGGCCGCGAATGGTAAACCGTCGCAAGGGACTGACATCTTCCTTACGACCACAAAACTGCCTCTCCGTCCATTGGAAGGGAAACTCGACGGCTGCTTCCCACTCAAAGGCAAACTTGTTTGAGCAGTGTACCAGAATACGGGAGCGCGTATGCTCATAGACGCACAACTTTAGGAAGTTCTGGTCGATTCCAAAGCCCATGACGTCGTTCGGATCTCCAGACCCCGAATGGCAGGGTGTCCACTCGCTAAACAGTTGGTGGATTTTCAGCTCACACTTCCGCATACCCCACATTCCTGCGGCCATATACGCTGTGTGCTCGTAGTGGTCGCGGATCATATGAAAGGTAAAGGACGACTTGACGAACTCCTTGATAGCCCAGCGGTCCTTCCAGTGAAGCCGGCTGTCCACATCACGAACCATCATGAGCTCCACGTCGGGCTCGTCGATAGCAAAGAAACGGTGGACGGTATTCACAACACCTGTGATTCCCGTCTTCCGAAGACGCACAAAGGGGTAGGTCAAGATTCTCGTGAGATACGACTCGGGGACGTCGGCGCCCGTGTACACGTAGGCAACCCATCCCGGAAACTCCTTCGCCATAATGTCAAGGTTATCAATCAGTCCCTGGTAGTAGAAGGGATTGGGTGGGCCATACAGACAGAACGAGATGACCTTCACCATTATTATTTCATTTACGGATACTTGCGTGTAACTACCCAAGTATCATAGAGATGGCGGGGATGATATCCGGCCTCGAGTTTGCAAAACGGTGTCATTGGGTGTATGACCCGCGCTATCCGGATATGCCACAGTTCTCGTCGGGCAATGCGCGTACGGGTGACTGGGTGTTTGTCAATGGCGACTACCTTGAGGAGTTCCTCTCGCGTATTCCCGTTTTTCAACCCAAGTTGTTCACGGTCGTCGTGCACAACTCCGACCGCACCTTTGGACAACGCGAGCTCGAGCGGACTCTGCGCGTGGCCTCGCAGATTTATGCCATCAACACAACGGTGCGCCATCCCCAACTCAAGACGATTCCTATCGGGTTTGTGGACCGCCAGCTCCCCTACCTGTCCTCCTTTATCCCTCCTGGACCGGAGGCCGAGCGACCGATCGAGATATATGCCAACTTCACACCGCACACGAATCACCAGGCTCGGGGTGTGTGTGCCTTTGTCTTTCATGGAAATCCCAACCTCGTGGCCTCGGCGTGGAAACCTGTTCCCGAGTACTATGCGGACCTCTGCAAGTCGAAATTTGTCCTATGTCCGGAGGGCACGGGCCCCGACACCCACCGCGTGTATGAGAGTCTGCTGTGTGGCGCGACGCCGGTGGTTCTCCGGAACTCGTTGTCTCATCTGTACGAGACGCTGCCCGTCTGTATCCTCGACCGCTGGGAGGACCCGATGTACGTTCCAAAGTTTACAGGCTTCCCTCTCACAGTAGATAAATACCTATGAAGATTGATATTGCTGTCCACGCATCCGACTCCAACCCGTTTTACCTTGACTTCTGGCCTATCGTGTCGAAGCTGTGGGCAGAGACCTTTCAGATTCGCCCTCTGCTGGTCTACATCGATGAGAACCACGATATCCCCATTGATAGCACGTACGGCGACGTCATCAAGCTGAAGCCGATCCCCGATATCCCGCTGTACCTTCAGTGTCAGTGGGTGCGCTATTGGATTCCCTCGCAGTTCCCCGACAAGGTGTGTATGACCAGCGACATTGATATGTTGCCGGTGTCTCGCAAGTACTTTATCGACCAGATTCGTTCGATTCCGGATGATAAGTATGTGCATCTGAACCCGAACCACCGGTTCATTCCCTGCTGCTATCACGTGGCCAAGGGGTCTCTGTACAAGCAGGTCCTGCAGTTGCACGATACCTGGGAGGAGTCGATGAAGTACCTCGACGCGAAGAAGATGGGCCACGACTGCTTTGATGGTGTGAACTGGATTCTGAAGGACAAGGTTCATTGGGGGGCAGAGGAGGAGTTCAGCTCGATCCTGATCCGCAACTACCCCGACCAGTCGTTGTTTGTGAATCTTCCTCGCACGCACGGCCGCATCGATCGGATTGACTGGCGTTACGACCCCCTCGGAATCGCACGCGACCAGTATGCGGACGCCCACTGCATTCGTCCCCTCAGTGTTCCGAAGAATCGGTTTTTGGTTGAGAAGCTGGTCAGCGAGATTCAACGCTACGCTTAACAAACTCCATCGACCGATCAATATTTGTGTAGTTCACAACGTGTTTGCTGATATCCGAGTAAGACGGTAATTGCCGGGCGAGATACGGGTATGTGTACACTATCGCGTGGTCGTTAATTTGCTCGTCGATAGGACGAATCTCGTCGAAGTTTAAAAAGGCGTCATACGATGACGCATTGTAGAACATGATATGCGTGGTACGAATGTCAGGAGACCGAAGAAACGTTGTTGACCGAAATGTTTCGTATTCGGTTATTGAGAAGTCGATAAGGTTACCACAGCCACTAATAAGCTGAACCTCGGGGTGTTCGGCCATGTATGCAACAATCGTTTCAAACTGCGTTTTCAAGACCTCTGAGTTTACAATGAAATCACAGTCATCCTCGATGACGATAATATACGGGTTTCCCGCGTCCTTGGCCGACTGAACGATCTTTTTGTGAGAGCGAAGACACCCAGTCAGACCCTTCTCGTGTTGTACGGCCTCGACGAAGTGAAGTCTGAGAAAGGGATATCGTTCACACATTTTAACGACATGATACCACCTATCCTTTCGGTGCGGAAGATTGATACAGTAGACGTCCATATTTCCTTAACCAACTCTTGCATATTTAAACGCCTACCCGAACCGAACCAGGAAAATACAAGCCTTCGAAGTACTCGTTGTTTGTATTGGCCCATCGATCAGGTAGAACAATGTTTCGGTTGGGAGCAAGATACCCACCCCACCACGAGAACGTCGAGTTTGCACATATACCTGCTGCACACTTGCTCATCAGGAACAGCTCATCAACCTCATTCTCTTGAATGACCTCATACGAGATTCCGTCCAGCCAAGGCCTCTGGAGTGCATATGGCAAATCGTTCGTAAATAGTGCAAAACGCCGTCCCGGAAACAAGGCAATCGCACGCTCGTAATACGAATCTAGTGCTACGTGATGAATCGGATGACCCACATAGTCCCCCCCGCGAACATGCAAGAATACCCTGTCTCCGATATCGGGGTGTCGTGCGAGAGACTCATCGGAAAAGGCGAGAGTGTGTACAAACTCCGGGTCAACGTAGTGTATATCCTGGAAATATCCAATCAGCGCAACGGGCCGGCCTTTCGGCAAGCGTGCAGAAAGCTTGTTGTCTACTGACCTCCTGGATGTCTCCTCGACGACGTGGTAGTCGGTTCCGCGAGCCACAAGGGGCCTCCATCGAGAAAAGACAGTATCCATGTACGAGAGTGACGAGTGTGGGGAGGGTGTTAGTATATTGAGATCAATGACTGGACTTCGTCTATGGCGCTTAGAAAGAGTGTAGAGGGCCGCCAGCTGAAACAACTGATTCCCCAAGCCGCCCATCAACTTCACTGTCATCGTGGATTCAGACTCAAACATTTACAAGGATAATCGGTATTGTCTCTAATACAGAGAACCCAATGCTAAATTACACTCTGAACCGCAACTGGTCGCAAGAACCAGAGATCGTCTTTACAAAGACGTATCGACCTGATGAACCGACGTACAGTCTAGTGATGCCAATTCACAACCAGGAGCCCATCATCGGCGATGTGCTCTTACGTCTCTTTATCAACACGGAAGGCCTGTATGAGATGTTTCTGATCTTGGATGGGTGTACGGATGGAACTCGAGAGGCCGTGTTAGGTATGCTCTCTCGGAGTCCAAACAACCTGTGCAAGCTGACGGTTGTCTCGCTAGCAGAGGGTATCTTTGAGACGTCCTGTGACAATCTGGGCTTTGTAAATACGACGGGCCGGTACATCGTGGAAATCCAGGCTGATATGCAAATCTTAACCCCAGCCTATAATCGGGTCTTGTGTACTCCCTTAGAAGTCTATCCCGACCTGATTGGTGTCTCGGGGCGGTGTTGCCACACACTGGCCGGCCCGTTCATCGGTGTAGGAAAAACCGGAGCACGAGTTGAGCAACCTCACATCATTCCGTTCTCGGACACGAATCGTATCTATATGCTGCATACAGTAAATCGTGGACCGTTAGCCCTGCGACGCTCGATGCTGGAAGAGCTCAACTACCTCGACGAACAGACCTTTGTGTTGGGAGACGATGAGCACGACCTGTTTCTTCGGGCCTGGGAAGAGAAGAAGTGGCGCACGGCGTTTTGTCCCGTAGAAGTGTATTCGCCTCTCTCGTGGGGGTCGACGCGCAAGGCCCGCCCCGCAAAGGTCCAGGCCTATCTTGATTCGCGAACGAAGCAGAGGCCCCCATACAAATACGGGGCTCTCCCTTCATTTGAGATCCGCCACATGCCTCTGGAAGACCAATATCGAGCCCTTCAGACATTGTCCTCACTTCCGACCTGATACGTCGCCGTGGAAATGTGCAAGGAAGAAGTCGAGATCCTCGGGAACACCAAGACCCCACATCCGAGAGCATTCCGATATCGTAACTTTCAATCCCGATGCGACCGCTTCGTTATAAACAGGAACAGTGTAGAACTCGTTGTTGACACGGATGTTCTTCGAGATCATCTGCTCTGCAAACCGAACAAAGTCCGACCCGTGCTTCCACATGTAGACACCTGTGGTTGCATGCTTCGAGAACGGGTCTTTTTCGCGAACCTCCGTGACAAATCCGTCCGCCACAGCCGCATAGGACCACTTGGGATTCCCGTCTCCGTCGAACGTAGAGATCTTGCCATCGGCCCCCGACGCCAAGAACGTGTGGACAAACTCCTGTGCATCAAACTCGATGTACTGATCGCTGTTGGCAATGAGCAGAGGTGTGCCGTTGTTAATGAGATCCTTGGCCAAGAGGACTGTGCAGGCCGCGCCTTCCGTGACCTTGTCAACCACGATAATAGAGCATCCAGGCGCAATCGAACGGAGATGTTCCTTGCACGACTCCGGGTAGTCGGACCGGATGATAAACACGAACCTTGCATTCGGGACAGCGAGGTTATCAACGACCCACGAGATCATAGGCTTTCCCCGAACGGGAATCAGCGGCTTAGGGTCCACATAGCCAGCCTTGGTAAACCGGCTTCCGTTACCGGCCATCGGGATCACAATCGTCAGGGGCGTCAAGGCAGCCATTACAAACTCCTCTGTTAAAGATGCCGGTGTGGGAACGCGCACAACGGCAGACCCACTCGCCCGCGCCGCCGCCAAGCCAATCGGCGAATCCTCAAAGATCAGTGTTTCCAGCGGAGTCACACCGGCCCGCTGTTGGCACAGACGATAGATATCCGGGCTCGGTTTAGGAAAATGCACATCCTCGTTAGAAACCGTGAACGTAAACAGATGGCGGATTCCTAGCGCGCCCAGTGCTGCATCAAGGGTTGCACGGATACAGTTCGTTGCACACGCCGTCTGATATCCGTTATCTCGAAGGCGAGACAAGACAGACTGCAAGACGGGTGACGCAGATACCTTGGATACGGCCTCGGCCGTCAGCTGCTGCTTACGAACGAAAATCGACTCTGTCAGCGTTAGCGGCAGGCCCTTTGCATCAGCGAGCATCATTAGCTTTGACCAGGTGCTGCGGCCATTGTACGTGGACTCGTGTTCCGAGCGTGAGATACAAAACGCCGGATTGGCCACTTCGGCGATAGCCTCATTCAAGGCCTCGTAGTGAACCTCACAAAAGTCAAGCAAAACCCCGTCCAGGTCAAAGACGATAAGTTTCATTGGTTTTCATATCACATAATATGTAAATTATGCTCCTTATTGCGCACCGCGGAAACCTGGACGGGCCGAACCCTGAAACCGAAAACCGCGAGAGCACCATTACAGCGGCCTTGGATGCGGGGTTTGATTGCGAGATTGATGTGTGGCGCATCGACGGCCGGCTCTGGCTAGGACACGATAAGCCGGAGCACGAGACCTCGCTTGAATTTCTGTCGCAACACGACTTGAGTTTATGGGTTCACTGCAAGAATCTGGATGCACTCATCGAGCTGAAGGAGCGCTTCAATTGTTTTTTCCACGACAAGGATACGTACACCTTGACGAGCCAGGGATTCATCTGGGGTAACATTGGCAGCCCGACGACGGATAAGGTTATCTGCGTGATGCCACCGGGAGAGGTCGGTGAGGCCTTTGGGGTGTGTACTGATTTCCCAAAACGACTTAGACAGAAGTATCAAGAAGGAGAAAACAATGTCGGGCGAGAATGACAAGGTCTATACGAGATATACCCAATATGTCCGGTCTATTCTCCAAACCGGCAACATTTCCGACTTCAAGAGGCAGCCGGCCTACACGTACATGCTCGAACACGTGTCGCCCCTCCTTGGACGGCAGTATCTTGATATCATCCGGAGGTCGGGTGTCCCCAATAACGAGATTGTAAAGTACTGTTCGAAGAACGACCGCATCGGCTCTCCTATCTTGACGCAGTACGATACCTTCGCCGCGTCGCCAACCTCGCTTCGCTATGTCCGGCATGCTCTCCTCATTCTGGACCACTGCAAGAAGGCCGGTGTAATGAATCCGTCGTTTGTGGAAGTTGGGTGCGGATACGGAGGACTGGCACTGGCAATTGACCATTTCAGTTCTCTCGTGGGCATCAATGTGAAGTCCTACACAATGATCGACCTCGAACACCCGTCGGGCCTACAACAGCTGTACCTGTCGAAGCATACGAGCTCGTTCCCGATCACGTTTAGACGGGCAGACGCCTTTGGCAGCGACGTCGAGGGAAGCGATAATTTTCTAATCAGCTGCTACTGTTTTAGCGAGATTAGTGCAGTTGTTCGGCAAAACTATGTGAAGACCCTGTTCCCGAAGTGCTCTCATGGGTTCATTCTGTGGAATATGATTCCACTGTACGACGTTGGAAAGCAGGTCACCGTCGAGCCGGAATCTCCTCTGACGTGCCCTGTGGATAGTGCAAATCCAAACTGCCATGTCTACTTTTGAATATGTAAGATCGGAAACAGGTGTTCCGAGAGTGGATCCGTTTTCCAACGCTCGGTATCTTCCAAGGTAAGAGAGTTGAGTATCTTCAGCAGGTCGGGGTCGGTGATTTCGTGCATAAATTGCAAGACATCCTTCTGTTTCAGGATAGATACCGTACTGTGAGTGTTCATTTGAATACAGATACCGGCCCGAGCAGTGCGGTATGAAAATTCAACGTCTTCTCCTTCTCCCCAGTGCTTCGTCTCGTCAAGTGGATAACGAAGAGCGATGTGCTTCTTGACAACGTAATATGCACCCGATACATATGCAAGTCTTGCTGTTATCGGGTTTAGCGTAAAGTCGTAGGGGAGTAGACATTGGCCCTCGAATCGCTTGTCGATTGCGTACATGTAACGCATAAAGAGAAGAAAGTCTCTGTAGCGAGTCCCGTCTGCATTGAGGATCCGATTCACACACACCTCGAACGAGTTCCCAAACCGCAAGAAGCCAGTGTACCAATCGGCGTGTAGAATCACATAGTCGTGAAGTAAGACGATGTTCTCGTATCTTGCACGTTGGCAGATAAGGTTCTTTTTACGGGTAATCCAGTTAGGCTTTGATTCGTCGAACGGAATCAGCCGAATATGGGCCGAATCTCCCACGGGCCGAAGCGAGGTGTTTCCCACGATTATGATCTCATACACCGGAATACATAGTGTTCGAATCGAGTCCACGACCCTTATAAGATTCAGATCGGACGTACCGTTCGTAATAATCCCAAAAGTAAACTCCATATCCTATCACAACAATCGTGTCATGCAATTCAACCGTGAAAAGGGAAGGTTTACGCGAGTGGAGAAAGAGGCGCGGCCCTCTTCTGATAAGCTGATGATACTCTACATGACAAATAACGATCGCCTCTTTGTATTCGACAGGTTCGTGGACGAACTCAGTAAGACGGCGTGTAAGGCGGGGGTACACCTTCTGATTGTAAATACAACCCAAGACGACAGCTATTCGTCTCGTATGATCGGCCTGGGAATTCCATTTACGGTGGCCTGTGTTCCATGCCCGCGCAGCGACTACCTCCCCAAAATACGTTACGGAATACAGTTTGCCAAACAGCATGGATTCTCGTACATGATGAAGTGCGACAATGACGTTATCATTCCGGCCTATACCCTGGAGTTCATGTATGCCAATCGTGCCACACTGAACAAAGAACTCACTCTGTCTCCGTCGTTGTCGACAGGGATACCGTCTGTTGAGTACTTTATCGATTCGCTTTTTACTCCGGAAGACGCCGCGTCTGTTCGGGAGGACTTTAAGCAGTGTGAGTTTCATGACCAGGAAGGAATTTTTGATTATCGGCCGCTGAATGCGTGTACGATTGGCGCTGAAACATGGAATCCTACAACATACTTCAAGACACTCCGAGAGTTGAGCGAGTCAATGCAGGTCGATAGTCGCGGAAGAGATCGGTATGGCCACTCAAAGTTCTACCGGGGAATGCACCCTGTTCGTCATGGATTCGGGAATCAACGGATAAATGACCTCATCATCAAAAACCGAGACGCCCTGTTCCGCGACAAGGAATGCTATGTCGTCGCCGAGGAAAACACGTACCTGTGTAACATGTGCTTTATGATTTCTACAGCCAACTACGATAGACTAATGAATGTCGAGAATCTTACCATTGATGGATGTGATGAAGTCCCGCTGAATCGTTATGCGTGGAACACGGGCCTGAGGCATCAGATTATACGGAACGGATATGCGATTCATATAACGTACAATTGGAGGTGGTTTCTGAATAACGTCGATGGCGGTAGTAACATCGAGAAACCCACAGAACCGATCGTGGCATTCGAGGAGGACTTTGTTCGGAAGTTATACCAGTCAACGTTTGAGCTGTGTATCATGTACCTAACTGCCAATAACCGTCACCAGACGTTCAGACACACAGTTAAGGCACTCAATGAGTCGGCCCATGTAGACAAGATTCATTTGCTCGTATTGACACACGATGGTGATGCGGCGTTTTACGCTGACTGCCTGGCCGATTGTCGTGTTTCATACACTATCAACACCTTTGACAGCGATAACAACTATATGAACAAGATATACTATACCCTCAACTTCGCTGAGAAGGGCGGTATTCCCTACATTCTCAAGCACGACAACGACATTCTAATGGGCCCGTCTGTGTATGACCACATCTTCGAGCAAAAGTCGATTCTCCAGGACAATTCACGTCTCGTCCTCACCCCAACTCTTACATCAGGAATACCTACGTGTGATCTGTTTATCGACGACTACCTCACAGAGGACGAACGGAAACATATCCACGGCCTTTTTAAACAACACTCGTTTGGGTCTATCTGGGGGGTAGACTACACAAGTCTAAATACACACACAACAGGAGCATCTGAATGGAGTTCGGCGGCCTTCTACGAGGGTGTACACGCAATAAAGCATCCTTATAAGGGAATCCACCCCGTTAGGGTAAATGAGGCCGCTTTAGTTGAACTGAACAATCTTGTCATCAAATACAAGTCCACGATCTTAGAACCCGACTCCTATACCTTGTACGATGACACGCGCTCGCCATATTTTTGCAATAGCATATTCTGCATACGGACAGATGTCTACAAGAACATCGTAAATGCGAAAGAGCTGTTCGTTGACGCCTTTGATGAAGTTCCGTTAAATCGGTGGAGAACTCTCAACAAACAGTCCATTGTTGTCATCCGCCGCGGAACAGCAATTCATTTCATGTACAATTGTATTAAAAACTATCTCAAGTACGAATCTCAGTATGTGAATTTGATCTAAACCTACAAAGCCGGGTGGTTTTCCACCCACATTTGTGGTTTTGTTGTTGTGTTGTGTTTGTTATTGTTGTTATGATTACGTCTACGTTTAGTTGGAGTACGCGAGGCCACCCATGCCGGACATCACGCGGAGCACGTTGTAGTTCACGGCGTACACGCGCACCTGGGCCGTGCGGCCACCGCGCACCGTGTTGACCGACACCGTCAGCTGGAGCGTCGCCTTGTCGATACGCGAGAAGTTGCACGTGCCGGACGGCTGGTGCTCCTCGGGCTTGAGCGCGAAGGAGTACACGTTGATGCCGCGCGTGGGCGTGCGCGAGTGGTGCTGGTAAGGCTGGACGCGGTCGAAGTAGCGGCCCTCGCGCTCCGTGAAGCGGTCCTGGCCGTTGAGCTGGAGCTTCGCAACCTCCACGGGGTTCTTGCCCTCGCACTTCACGCCAGACGCGAGGAGGAGCTTCG